ATGACCGCAAATCAAAAAAAGTCGGCAGTCCGTAGGAAAAGAGCAAAAGCTCAAGGTGTTGGAGGAAAGCCCACCAACGTCAAAACATTCACTAAAAGGAGGCGCCGAAGAAGGAGATAACATGCAAGAGTTACTAGACGAGATTCGAAGAACTCATGAATTGGTAGAAAAACTTCAAACCAAATATGAACAGAGACTATTATGGAGTAAAGAACTTCAAAAGTCTTTAAAATTAAATAATACAACAGAAATTAAGAGGTTAGTAAATGTTGAAGAAAAATTGGCTAAAAATTAAAGAATACTTGAAAAAGTTCTGGAACATAATTATTGGAAACGATAAAAACTGGGACGGTAAAGTTGATATTCAAGATGACTTGATAAAAGCAAAAGAAAAAGCGCAAAGCGCTAATTAACGGAGAGAGCTATGGCTAGAACTGGAGGCTACTTAAGCGGACCAACAGGCGTTCACGGTACACAAAAAATTCGTAAGCATAAATTAAATCGAGGAGTAACTCGTGATATGAATGCAGCGGCAGGAGTATCTGTAAACTCAAAAAACCCAAACTCTATGGAAGCTTTTAGATATTCTGCAGCACCAAAAGGTATCGGACCTAGATTCGGTAAAACTGCAAACCCTAAAAGAGCAAAATTCCCTAGACGCAGAAGATAATTTATTATGGCAGAAACTATACACAAAAAACAAGCATGGCTAGATGAAATGGCAGCTATAGTACAAAAAGATATTACTACTTTAGAAGTGCTACAGAAAGCTAGAAAACTTAATAAAAAGGAATCTAATTTCCTACAACTATGTAGTGCTTACTTGTACTTATACAAAATGGCTGAACTCAAGGAATTTTTAAGTCCTGTACTGAGTGAAGATGAAGATGAGACTAATTTCGAGACAATACATTGATTGAAATTAGTAGAAGTGATATAGTTTCTGACTATCTTATGGAATTTGATGATGAAAGATTCATTAAACTTCCTATAGAATCATACCTAGAGTTATTAGGCATAGAACCTAATAGTTCTCAAACTGCACTTATCAATGCAGTTAGTAACCCCAAATATAGATTTATATGTGCCTCTGTTGCTAGACGACAGGGTAAAACTTATATTTCAAATATCATCGGACAGTTAGTATGTCTTGTACCGAACAGTCATGTACTACTAATGTCACCAAACTACTCACTATCACAAATATCTTTTGATTTACAAAGACAACTAATTAAACACTTTGATTTAGAAATGTTACGAGATAATGCAAAAGATAAAGTTATTGAACTATCAAATAATTCTACAATTCGTATGGGGTCAATCAATCAGGTCGATTCAGTAGTTGGTAGAAGTTATGATTTAATTATATTTGATGAAGCAGCACTAACTGATGGTAGAGACGCTTTTAACGTAGCGCTAAGACCTACACTTGATAAAGAACAATCAAAAGCAATTTTTATATCTACTCCTAGAGGTAGAAATAATTATTTTGCAGAGTTTTATTACAGAGGATTTACAGATGAATTTCCTGAGTGGTGTTCAATAAAAGCAACTTACCATGAAAATCCTAGAGTATCAGAACAAGATATTATAGAAGCAAAGAAAGGAATGTCTGAAGCAGAGTTTTCACAAGAGTACTTAGCAGACTTTAATGTATTTGAAGGTCAAGTTTGGAGTTTCAAACATGAAGAATGTATAGCAGACTTAAAAGAGTTTGATACTTCAAAAATGGACGTATTTGCTGGACTTGATGTTGGGTATAAAGACCCTACAGCATTTTGTGTAATAGCGTATGACTGGGATTCAGAGAAATTTTACTTAGTAGATGAATATCTAAATAGTGAAAGAACTACTGAACAACATGCTGCTGAAATACAAAAATTAATTGATAAATGGGATATTGACTATATCTACATTGATTCTGCAGCAGCACAAACTAGATTTGATTTTGCACAGAATTATGACATTAGTACTATAAACGCAAAGAAATCAGTACTAGATGGTATCGGACATGTTGCAGCTGTAGTAGATAATGATAAACTTATTGTAGACCAAGGTTGCAGAGAATCTCTTATGGCATTAGACCAATATCAATGGGACCAAAATCCTAATTTATTAAAAGAAAAGCCAAAACATAATCAAGCATCGCACATGGCTGATGCAATTCGATATGCCTTGTATACGTTTGAGACTACAGCGACAAGTTTTTAAGACCCCTATTAAAAATACCTCTTGACATTATATGTCATTTTTGCTATAATTCTAAAAAGAGTAAAAATAATGAATTTAAAGAGAGATTTAGTTAAATATGTTCGAGACAAGGCTAAATCAAGATACCGTAAGAATCCTGAATGTTATATCTGCGGTGAAACTGAAAATTTAGATTTTCATCATTTCTTTGGACTCACAGAACTTTTAGAGCATTGGATTCAGAAACAAGGTATAAAAGTTAAAACTGAAGGAGATATATTAAGTGCTAGGGAAATATTTATAGAAAAGCACGAAAAAGAACTTTACGATGAAGCTGTGACGCTGTGCCATATGCATCATTTACGATTACACTCAATTTACGGAAAACGACCTAAATTAGTCACGGCAATGAAACAAAAAAGATGGGTTGAAAAACAGAGAGTAAAATATGGCGTGGTATGACAGATTTTTAGGTATTGAGACGGAGGAAAAATTAAATCCATCTCAATATACAATCGCTAGAGACGAAGGTCTCTCTGTCGATACTCGAGAAATAAAATCAAACTATCGTTCAGCGTATGAACAACTAGAAGTAGTAAATAGAGCTGTAAATATGATAGTTGATGATGTAGCAGAAATACCTTTCTCTGTTAATGCAAAGTTAAGAGGAATGACACCTGTTGCAAAAGATATTAGAAGGTCAAAAGTAGATATACTACTAAATAGAGCACCAAATCCTTTTCAAGATGTTAGTGCTTTTAAAAGAAATTTAGTTATCGACCTTATAATAGATGGAAATATATTTATCTACTATGATGGTGCTCACCTTTACCATTTACCAGCAGATAAAGTTAAAATCTATACTGACGATAAAACTTATATACAAAAATATGAATATGATTCAACGATAGAATATTCAGTCAATGAGATTATTCACATTAAAGAAAACAGTTTTAATTCAATTTATAGAGGCGTACCAAGATTGAAACCTGCGTACAGAACAATGGTTCTCTTGGACAATATGAGAAGTTTTCAAGATAACTTCTTTAAAAATGGAGCAGTCCCTGGATTAGTATTAAAGAGTCCAAATACTCTTTCTGAAAAAATAAAAGAAAGAATGTTACAAGCTTGGAGCATGAGATACAATCCTAAAACTGGAGGTAAAAGACCTTTAATTCTTGATGGTGGACTTGAAGTTGATGATTTAACTAAAGTAAACTTTAAAGAATTAGACTTTCAAGAATCTTGCAGAGCAAATGAAAAAGTTATACTAGAAGCGTTAGGAATACCACCAATCCTTATGGACGGTGGTAATAATGCTAATATTAGACCAAATCATAGGCTTTATTACTTAGAAACTATATTACCTATAGTTAGAAAAGTATCGCATGCTTTTGAAAGATTCTTTGGTTTTGAACTCTTGGAAGATGTAACCAGAATTCCTGCGTTACAACCTGAGTTACGAGACCAAGCTGCCTACTATGCAACTCTTGTCAATACAGGCATTATTAGCCCGAATGAAGCAAGAGAAGCACTAGGCAAAGAACCAGTTGATGGATTTGATGAACCAAGAGTACCAGCTAATATAGCAGGTTCTGCGGTAAATCCCGAAGAAGGTGGAAGACCACCACAAGACGAGGAGAATATAGATGGCGAATCCTAAAATGAAAACATTAACAATTCTTGGTGATTACTTTAAAAAGAAAGGAAAAATTCTTTCTATTACAGAGTATCAAGAACAAGATGACGCTCCTGTTAGAGTTGCAATAGTTAAAAGAACTTTTAGCTCTTGGGCTCGTATGGTCGGCATGTTAAATCACACCTTTCCTTCATTGGAAGCTGAGATTAACAAACCAAAAGCCGCACCAAAGAAAACAGTTGCAAAAGCCACTAAGAAAAAAGGAGCTTAATTATGAATAAAATATTTCATTATACTTCTACTTTTAAAACTTTAGGCGAACAAGATGATGGTAGTATAGACATTAAAGGGTCTGCTAGTACTAATGGTCTTGATAGAGCTGGAGATATTATCGAAAGTGATGCCTGGACTAAAGGTGGTTTAGAAAACTTTAAAAATAATCCTATTATATTGTTTAATCACGACTATAATAAACCTATTGGCAGAGCCACAGGTTTAGAAGTCAATAATAAAGGATTAGATATCTCTGCGAAGATATCTAAAGCAGCGGGCGATGTTAAAGATTTAATTAAAGATGGTGTCCTTGGAGCTTTTTCTGTTGGTTTCAGAGTGAAGGACGCTGATTATATGACCGAAACCGACGGATATAAGATAAAGGACGCTGAACTTTTTGAAGTTTCTGTAGTATCAGTACCTTGCAATCAGGGAGCAACATTCTCTCTAGCAAAGTCTTTTGATAATATGGACGACTACGAGGAGTTTAAGAAGAATTTTGTAAAGGCTAACTCAATGGACTCAGCAGACGCTGTTGAAATTGAGCAGCCAAGCGAGGAGAAATCCTCAAATTTGGAGAAAAATATGTCTGAAGACAATAAAACAACTCCTGAAGGCTTTGACCTTGAAGCATTTGCAAAACAAGTAGCAGAAGATACTGCTGCTAAAATTGCTATGCAACAAGCTGAGCAGAAAGCCAAAGAAGCTGCTGAGGTAGAGGAAAAATCTGCTGAAGAAGCTGAAGTAAAGGCTGCTGAAGAAGCAAAGCAGGAAGAACAGAAAACAGTTGTAACATCAGTTATGACTGGAGCTGAAAAGTTAATTTCTGATGTTGAAGATAGAGTTCTTAACAAGCACGAAGATTTAGAGACTGTAATTAAGTCTTTAGAAACTGAGTTAAAAGACAGAAGTGCTGAAATAGAAGCTATGAGAGAATCTAAAAGGGTTTTCTCCGACAGAGGAAACAGTGACTGGAAAAAAGCATTTGAAGCTGACATTATGGACGCAAAAATGTTAGGTCTAGCTACTGGAAAAGGTTTTGAAACTGACTTAGCCAAAGGTGTGATGGAAAAAGTAAATGCCATGTCTGGTGTTGCTGTTTCATCTGCTGATTTTGAGCAAGTTGTTTCAACTAACATTGAAAGAGATATCCAGAATGAATTAGTATTAGCACCTCTATTTAGAGAAATACCAATGACTTCTGCAACTCAAATCATCCCAATCCTACCTGACTCTGGTTATGCAGAATTTACTGCTAACCAAGCTGCTAGTGGTAGTTCACCACATGGTAACTTAGCTCAGAGAGGAGACGCATACAACCCAGGTTCAGCGGGTGGTATCGATATGACTGAGAGAACACTCTCAACTAAAAAATTAATCTCTAAATCATTCATTGGTAATGAGACTGAAGAAGATGCAATCTTGCCTATTCTTCCGTTAATTAGAGAGTCAATGGTTAGGTCTCATGCTAGAGCAATTGAAAATGCTATCTTAGTAGGAGATGACGCTGATGGTGCATTCGGAACTTCTGGAGCATCTTTTGAAGGACTTTGTCACTTAGCGGCAAACGACTCAAACACTACACAGCCAAGTGGTACATTTGCTGCTACTGACGCTGTTACTGCAGCTGACTTACTAAGCTTAAGAAAAGCAATGGGTAAATATGGTGTTAATCCAAGTGAAGTAGTTTACATAGTATCTCAAGATGTGTACTATGACTTGTTAAACGACGCTGAGTTCCAAGATGTGAACTTAGTTGGTGACATGGCTACTAAGCTAAGTGGTGAAATCGGGCAAGTATTTGGTTCAAGAGTACTTATCTGTGATGAGTTCGCTGCTAAAGCTCACTCTAAATTTAACGCAGTAGCTGTATACCCAAGAAACTACGTAATGCCTAGATTAAGAGGTGTTACAGTAGAATCTGACTACGATGTCGAAAACCAAAGAAGAGTCCTAGTGGCTTCTCAAA